GCTATTCCACCTCCCGTCAGGCTTGCTAATATGAATCCAAGGGATTTGCCCTGTAACAGTCCTAGACGAGATATTCAAGGCGGCAAGAAGTCTGTCGTACGTGCCTGTGCCAACGGACAAGAACGTATTGTGCGTTTTGGAGACGCTAATATGACAATTAAGAAGTCCTCCCCTGCACGCAAGAAAAGCTATTGTGCTAGGTCTGGCGGAATTAAAGGCAAAGATAACAAGCTAGGAGCTGGGTATTGGTCGCGTAGGGCATGGGGATGCTAAGGTAATATACGTTTATGGCGCGTTTTAATAATTATGGCCCCTTAGACACACCTCTTATGGAAGAAGGGGATACGGGATTTGCTCGCATGAACGCTCGCTTGCGTCCCGACCAATTAAAGGCGGGAGAAGTAGCTCTGTCCACTAACGGGCGCATGGACTTAGATGGAGCATGGCAGACGCGCATGGGCGTGCAGAACTTTGGAGCGGCTCTTTCTACTAACGCCACAGCATTGACTCTGCCGTTCTACACCTATGCAGACAAAACGGGCAATAGTCTAACTACGGTATCTACGCTAATCACTATCGGGTTTGCCACCGCTCATTCATTTACCACCACTACACTAGCGTATGTCTCTGGCATAACAGGAATTAGCCCATCTTTTGTAGCGCAGAATTATATCATCACAGTGGTGAATAGCACCTCTGTTAGCATTACGATTGCAGGCATCTCTGGGACGGCTACAGGCACTGCCGTAGTTGGCGCACCAAGATTGGAAGACACGATTGTTAATGCCGTATTTGGTTCATGTTTATTCTCAGACCCTACGTCTGATAATGCTGAATACATCATGCTTGCCACCAATACGGGTGTGAAGGCAGTGAATGTAAGCACAGGAGCTACCACCAACACCATCACCTATCCCGGCGGCATCACCATAGATACAGACGTTAATCTATTACAGGCGTTCAATTATCTTTTCTTGTTCCGTGATGGTTTAACCACTCTGCAATTTACGGGAACACTAGTTGGCAGCCCAGCCTTTACATTAGTATCTAATGGCGCATACACTCAGCCTTTAACACTAACAGCTTCAGCTAATTGTGCTATTTCTAACGGCGTTGTCACTATTAGCGAGACAGCACACGGGCTGGTGGCAGGCAACACTGTCAGGATTATTGACCGTGGCACAACCAATCTAAATAACCTGTCAGAGTATTTTATTACAACGGCAAGTGCTAATACATTTACGTTCTTTGCTACAGCCGATAACATTACAGGGGCTACAGTGGTGTTGGGTTCGCCGCAAAGTTCTGGCGGAGGCTTTACGCATATGCCAGCCCCTCCGTGGGCTATCTATCATCAGAGACGGCTCTGGATGCCCTATTACTACACAATGGCTGGCAGCAGCGGCAGCCCCACCATTACGAGTAGAAACATTACGGATGAGATTATTGCGTCCGATATTCTCGACCAGAACACTTACGACCAGATTGAGAACAATTTCCGCATTGCTTCTGGTGGAGCCGACTACGTTGTTGCCATCCAGCCGTTTGCCGAAGATAATGTTGTGGTGTTCAATCGCAACACTATCCATCTTATTCGCGGCGTAAGCCAACCTCTGAAGGACGTATCGGTGCAAGAGGTAACCCGTGAAGTAGGTTGTATTGCTCGCAAAACTGTGGTGCAAGTGGGCAATCAAATCTTCTTCTTGTCTGACAATGGCGTATATTCTGTCAACTTTGAGGACTTATACAATCTGCGAGGCGCATCTATCCCAATAAGTGAGGCTATTCTGCCGCTTATTCAACGCATTAACCCAGACTATATTGCAAATTGCGTTGCTACCTATCACGACAATCGCTATTATATTGCCGTGCCGCTAGATACATCAACAGAAAACAACGCCATCCTTATCTATAACTTCCTTAATCAAGGCTGGGAGTCATTAGACATTATTGAGCAGAACGGATGGAATGTGCGCGAGTTTATTAGAGCAGGAGCTGGCGGCCTTAATAGTCTGTATGTGGTGAATAAAGACGGCGGCATCCATATTCTAGACTACCGCGAAGACGATAAGGACGTTGTAAACTTACAGATTGGCGGCACAGCCACTTATTACCCCATTAATTCTGAACTTAAGACGCGCCAATATACAGGCGGCACAATGGACAGAAAACGCTTCAATTCCTTTGAGCTACAAGCCCAAAGTTCTGACAGCAATGTTTCAGATGTGCAAATTTCCTTCTTAACAGAAAATCCAGATAGCTCAGAATTTTTAGATTCTCTTGCCACTATGTTGGGCGAAACATTACCTATATCGGAAGATGCTTCGGCGCGTGGAAGGGTTGGGAATGTTCGTGGATACGGTGGGCAGTTTGTATTAGCTCCAACTATTGGCCGCCCTAAGATTCGCACTATTAAAATAGCAGCCCAACTCACCGACCAAGGCATTAATTCTAAAGTATAATGTCTGACCTACAAACAGGATACACTTGGTCTGACGACAAGGCTAATTGGGAAACCAATGAAGCCACAGCTATTCGTTTGAATAGGATGATGGAAGACACCCAGATGAACATTCTGGCGGGGGCTAATGTTACAGTGACCAGAAGCACCAGTGGGGTAACGATTGCGTCTAGTGCGCCGGGAACAGGCACTGTCACTAGCGTAGCCACAGGCACGGGACTTACTGGCGGCCCTATCACTACAAGTGGTACTATAGTACTAGCCAACACCGCCGTAATAGCAGGAGCTTACACCAACTCCAACATTACAGTGGATGCCCAAGGCCGTCTCACTTCGGCAGCTAATGGTAGTGGCGGCACTGTAACTAGCGTAGCCGCAACAGTTCCGAGCGTATTCTCTATCTCTGGTAGCCCAATCACAACGTCTGGAACATTAGCCATGACGTATTCTGGGACAGCTCTGCCGCAAGCTAACGGCGGCACAGGACAAACAACATTGGGAGCTGGAACATATACGGCTACTGGTGGGTCTACGGCTATTTCTTTAACAAGTCGTTCTGCACAAGTTATTAATGTATTAGACTATGGTGTTAGTAACAACGCTACATCTGACGAAAGAAGTCTGATTATTGCCGCATTAGAAGCGGCCCGACCATCAGCTACCACAGGCACTTATGTAAAAGAAATAGTTGTAGTATTTGGTGGTTCGGGATATACCTCTACCCCAACAGTTAATGTTAGCGTTGGTAGCAGCGGCACATTTACCGCCGTTGTAAAAGACCAGATGGTTCAAAGCGTTACAGTGACTGGTGGTGGCAGCGGATATGCCTACAACACAGAAGTAACATTCTCTGGTGGTGGCGGTAGTGGAGCATCTGCTTATGCTCTTGTTGGTCGCGGCAATACAGTAGTTTTTCCTCCAGGTCGTTATCAAGCCGACGCAGGCATTGCCATTGATGGACTGCACAACGTCAACATCATTGCCAACGGTGCTTATTTATATCGAGCTACAACCAATGGTAATCCGGGATTATGGGTTCAAGGGCATTGTCACAACGTCACCATAGAAGGGTTGTATTTATGGGGAGATGCTACAGACAGAAATGGAGGGTATGGTGTAGGCATCCTACTGGCTGGGGATAATATCCAGCTAAATAAATGCTCTGTGAGTAAGTGGCCCAATTTTGCCATACAACTTTCTGCGGACACCACCACTGAAGCGCGTTATTATGCTGGATGCACAGTGAATGGTTGCGACATTAACAACACCTTTGCAGACGGGATACATCTTAATCAGGGATATATTGGCACAAAAATCACTAACAACATCATCCGTAATACAGAAGAAGATGATGCTATTGGGTGCTTTAACGACAGCAAGGACGCAAGGGTGTCAATGAATACCCTCATTGCTAACAACATCATCACTGATTCTCGTTGGCGCGGCATCCTTGTCGCTGGTTGTTATGACACTAATGTTATTGGTAATATTATTAATGGCACAGCATCTCATGGCATATTACTTGGGGACGATGGCACTTCAGTTTCTTTAACTTTAACTTTAGTTAATTCAAGTGTTTCGGCAACGGTTACAGCGGGAACGCCGTGGGTGGGGGCTTACATTTGGGGAACAGGACTTAGTTTCCCAGTGATTATTACTGCGGTAAATGGTGCTACCATCACCATGAATCAAGCAGCTAATGCCACTGGCTCATATAGTTTTTCAATGTATCATGGAGTGCTACGAGTAAATGTTGTGGGCAATCATATCAATAACATTGCAACTCTAAGCAAAAACGGCACTGGTTATACAGATAGACACGGGATATATGCCAATCACGCACACAGAATAAATATTGGAAATAACCTTTGCGTGAACCTTCCGTCTAGTGGGTATGCCGTTAAAACCAGCGATGTAGCCTATGTCAATGTATCGTCTAATTATGGGTATGATATGGCTAGTGGAACCTTAACTTATAATGCCGGGAGTGATTCATATTCTGTGTCATCCATATATTACGATGCTGGCGCATTAAAATATTTAGGTACGTCTGGAACCGTTACAACCCTTGGTGCAGCCTAACCTTTAATAACAACTGATATACTACCCCTATGGCTATTCTGACGACAGGAAACACATTTGTTGACGGCAATCAAGTAACGGCTACCAAACTCAATTTAGCGGTTACTGGCGCGTTATTCGTCGATGGACAGGCCACAGATGGCACTACTACCTATGTTAATGGTACGGCTATTAGCGTAAAAGACGGCGGCATTACAGCAGCCAAACTAGAATCAGCTGCTAATGGTGAGCTGTTTATTGGCAACGGCACAGGCTTCACCAAGGCTACATTAACGGCTGGGGCTGGCGTAGCTATTACCAATGCTTCAGCAGCCATTACGGTGTCGGCGGCATCTTTAGGCGCATCTCCCACCCAAGACTTCTTTGTTATCATGGATAACACGGATACAACGGGCAAAACCTTCCAGAAATCTACAGGGTTTGTTGCCGCTGGTGGAGACATCACTTTTTCTACCAGCCAAGAATTAACAGCAGGGTATTTTAAGGCCACCAATGCTTCTGGGTCTGTTACAGCTAAATTCTTCAAGGATGTTAATGGTGTGCAGCTTCTTACGAATCAAGCTGCGGCAGAAGCTAATGTCACTGCCAGCACGAGTTTTACTGGTGCAGACACTATTGCGGAAGCAACGGTGTTAGCTGCTGTGCAAGCCCTAGAGACAAAAGTAAATAACCTTCTAGCTAAACTACGCACACACGGGATAATTGCTACCTAATGGGAGCCATCCAAGATGCAATTGCTCTATACGGCCCTGACTTTCCTCGGCTTCATGGGATGTATTTGGAGCGAGGCTTCTGTTATTCTGA